TCAGGAAATGCTGAAACAAAAAATTATTCAATGCGTGATATACACGAATCTACAAATATACAACCAGGCGATGTAGAGCAAGAAGCATATACACTAGAAGGCGAACAAGATGAAATTCTAGATTACTATGAAGTGTACACAAAAGAACGTGTACCTTTTGTTAATGTATTTTTAAAGAAAACACCGACCCCTGAAGAATTAGAAGCTATTAAACAACAAGCTAAAGCAAATGTTGAAATGATGGCTCAAGAAAATGATGTGCGTTTAAAAGAACGTGAAACAGAATTAACTGGACTTGTAGCACAAGGTGAAATGCTTCAAGAACGCATGGAACTTGAATTACAAAAAACACAAGAACAAATGGCTGCTCAGATTAATGAACAAATGGCATTAATGGAAGCACAAATGGTTCAAGCTCAGACACAAACTATACAAGAAGTAATGACAAAAGACGAGTTTGATGATTTGAATAAAAGTCCAATGTTTAGAAATAAATTAGTAGAAGCGGTAGAGTTTTACAAAACACAAGTAAAAATGTGTGCAAGTGCTGGTGATATGTATTTATACGAAACAATATTGCCAATTAAAGATTATCCAATTGTTCCAGTACCATATATGCATACCAATACTCCATTTCCTATGAGTGCAGTATTGCCTATGATTGGTAAACAAAGAGAAATCAATAAAGCACATCAAATTATGCTACATAATGCAAATCTTGCAAGTAATCTAAGATGGTTATACACCGAAGGTGCTGTAGACGAAGAAGAATGGGAAAAATATTCATCTGCTCCAGGTGCGATGTTAAAATTCAGACAAGGATTTACTCCACCTACACCAGTACAACCATTACCAATTAATAATGCGTTTTATACTGTAACTCAACAAGGTAAAGCAGATATAGAATACATTAGTGGTATTTCATCTAGTATGCAAGGTGTTGGTCAAGATAGCCACGAAACTTATCGTGGTATGTTAGCAATGGATGAATATGGAACAAGAAGAATTAGACAATGGGTAAACAATTGTGTAGAACCAGCCCTAGAACATTTAGGACACGTGTTTAAAGATATTGCACAATTTACCTATACATCACAGAAAGTGTTTAGAATTGTACAACCAGAATCTGGTCAAACACAAGGTGAAATAGAACAAGTATCTATTAATATTCCTATGTACAATGATTTTGGAGAAGTTGTAGAACGCTTTAACGATTATAGCGCCGCTCAATTTGATATTCGTATTGTAGCTGGTGCAACACAACCAATTAATCGTTGGGCATTATTAGATGAATACTTCAAATGGTATCAATCTGGTCTTATAGATGATATAGCAATGCTAGAACATACTGATATACGTAACAAGAAATCTATTTTACAACGTAAATCACTTTATAGCCAATTACAATCACAGCTAGAAAGTCTAACTGAAACATTAAAAGATAGAGAAAGTACTATTGAAACATTACAACGACAAGTAGTTCAATCTGAAATACAAAATAGAATAGACGAAGGTAGTAGAGAAATAGATTCACAAATTACTAAGACCATTGCACAACAAAAACTATTGCAACAACGTATGACAGATAGAGAAAAAGAATTATCAAACAAAAACGTTGATAATACAGAATAATAATAGTAAATTAAGGAGATTTACAGTATGGAAAACATAGAGAACAACCTAATGATTGATGATGCGGAAAGAAAACAGCATCAAGAGTTAGCCCCTCAAGATGAAGGTAATGATACTGTTGCAGAAGATTTTTTTTCTCAGCTTGATAGACAAGTTATGGGTGAAACCCTGGACCAAGATAGTCCAGAACCAGCTCAACAGACGCAGATAACTTCCCTTCAAGGGAACCCTGAACAACAAGAGCAAGTAGCTAATCCAGAAATGGATGTAGCAAATTTAGAAAAGAGATATAGTGATTCTTCTCGTGAAGCTAAACGACTTAACACTCGTTTAAAAGAGTTAGAACCTTATATGCCTTTACTAAATGCTATGAAAGAGGACCCGAATTTAATTTCTCACGTTAGAGGTTATTTTCAGGGTGGTGGCTCAGCACCTACAAGTGTAAAAGAGCAATTAGGATTAGACGAAGATTTTGTCTTTGATTATGACGAAGCTGTGTCAGACCCTAATTCAGAATCAGCAAAGTTGTTTAATGCAACTGTTGATGGAGTGGTGCAAAGAAGATTGAATGATTTTGCCCAAAAACAATCAGAACAATCACGTAGAGCTTCTGAGGAACAAGAGTTTAAAGTTAGACATAATGTTTCTGAAGATGAATACGATGATTTAATTGATTATGCAAAATCACACAAACTTACTTTAGAAGATGTTTATTACTTAAAGAATAGAGAAAATAGAGACCAAGCGGTAGCTAATAATACTAGGAATGAAGTAATTAATCAGATGAAGAACGTTAGGCAAATGCCAACAAGTATTGCATCATCAGGGAACGCACAAAGAGAAGAAAAATCAGTAGACGATGCCGTCTTTGATAAGTTGCTTTCGACAGGTACTGGGTTAGATAGTATAATATAATAACCTAAACATACCCTTAGGAGGGACTAAAAATGGCAGATACAAGTTATCCCAAAACAAGCCCTTTGGCAATTGTTGATAGTACAGCATTAAGCCAAGGTGGTTTTAGCGGAATTGCTGGTTCAGCGTTAGATACTGGAGATTTACGTAGACGATATGACTTTTCTGAAAGATTTTCAGAATTAGCTCTATCTCAGACACCTTTCTTCAGATTGGTTTCAACTTTAGCGAAAAAACCAACTGATGACCCACAATTCAAATATACCGAAAAAAGACATTCTTTTATGAAAAGATACGTCTATGTAGTAGGTTTTAATAATGGTACAACTGATGTATTTACTTCAGCAGATATCAAAGACACAAGTGATGCAGCTATTACAGCAGCTGGACAAAGTGTTTCTTTATTTGTTGCTAGTGATTACTTTTCAGCAGGTAACATTCAAAACATTCAAGGAAATTCAAATACCGAAATTCACGTAGGTGATGCAGGAACAGCTCCTGAGTTTTTGATGCCAAATCAAATTCTTAAAGTACCTGTTTCTTCAACTGATGGCGGTGGAGCAGTATCAGATTACATTCTTGTAAAGATTGATTCTGTAGGTGCTCAAGAAGCTGCAGACCTATCAGGTGGTGGCGGTTCAGCAACTGCTGAAGTAAAGCAAATTGAGGCAACAGTTCTTAGAGCTGCTAACTCAGCTGCGGCACTTTATTTGGCTTCCTTTTCAGGCGATAATCCAGTTTGTGAAGTATACAATCTAGACATTGCTGAAAATCTAGAAGCTAAAAGAACTATGGTTGTAGGTACATCTTACGCTGAAGGTTCTTCGCTTCTAAATAAAAGTTGGAAAGACAACCCTTATTCAACTGGTTATGGACAAACTCAAATCTTTAGAACTGAATTTGGTATGACTAATACAGCTAGAGCAACAGCTCTTAAATATGAACCAAACGAGTGGGCAAGAACTTGGAAAGAAAAGTTAATTGAACACAAATGGGACATTGAACACGCTGGATTATTCTCAAGTCAAGTATCTCAAGGTGGAGTTCAACATACTCAGGGTGCGGTTGACTATGTCTTGAATTATGGAAACATCTTCTCTTGGACAAGTGCTAAGACTATTGATGACTTCCTACAAGATATGTCTCAATATCAAGACCCAAGATACAACAATGATAAAGCGACTGTATTCCTATGTTCTACTGAGGTTTACACTTGGTTACACAAACTAGGTGGATTCTTTGGTAACAACATTGGCATTGACGGACAATTTAGAGCTGACTTAGCTGTAACTGGACGTAAGAAAGTTATGGGCTTAGATGTAACAACTATCTCAACAGTATATGGTGATTTAAATGTATCAAGATGTATTGCATTAGATGGTTCACACGTTAAAATCCTAGCTTGTAATATGAACAATGTTAAATACAGACCTCTTGTTGCAAATGGTGTTAATAGAGACACTTCTATCTATGTCGGAGTTCAAACTCTTGAGAACTCAGGTATTGATAAAAGAGTCGATATGATATTAACTGAGGCTGGTTTCGAATTTATGATGCCAGAATCACACGCTATTTGGTACTAAGGTACTAAGTAGGTAATTTGTGGTCGCCCCCTGAAGGTTCTTTACCTCCTTTCTCCCTTTGGGGGGTAGACTGCGAAAAGGATTGAATTATGAGATTATGGGAAAAAGTAAATAATATTACTGGAAACGAATCCAAAGCTCGTTTCTTAGTAGAATATTTAAATGCTGGTGCAAAATTTATTGTTTCATCACTACCTGAAAAGTTTTTATGGTCTGTTGCTTCTGAAATAGAAATATATGGACAAGATGTAGTAGATGATGTAGATACAAATATTATAGGTGATGGTTCTTCTATTGCTTATGATAAAGTATTAGCAGTATATCGTTATGATGGAACAAAAAGAAGAATTGCACAAGAAATCCCTGATAGAATGATTCATTTAACTGATGAAAGTGATAGTTTAAACTTTCCAACAAAAATGTTTCCTAAGTATTATAAATTAAGTGGAAAGATATTTATTAAACCAGACCCTGATTACAATGATACTACTTCAGATTTGGTTTATAGAAAACCAGGGGCGGTAGCAGACACCACAGTTACAGCTGAAAATGGTGATAAAGGAGTTATTGTTTATTCAGCACCGCCAATTATTAATGAAAACACAGATGCTTGGATATTAACGGAATATGAGAATGTTGCTATATTATATGCGGCTTCTTTGGATATGTTGCGTTTGTCTAATGTAGCTGATGCTGAAAAGATTTTAGAAGGTGGGGTAAAGAGTACTGATGCAACAAGTAAAACAAGTTTAAGTGCTATACATTGGCTAGAAGATGAAGACCCAGAAATGGCGGCTAGTGTTATATCAGTATCTCAAGGAGATTTAAGTTTAGCAAATACACGAGTACAACAATCATTAAATTTTTATCAACGTGCTATTGCTGAATTAAGAAGTATTACTGGTGCAGTAGCGGCTGCTGAACCACAACAACAATCACAACGTAGACCAGAAAGAGTTCAACAATGAAAGTTTTAGAAATAATGGAACGAGCAAATACTCGTGATACAAATTTAACAATAGCATATATTAAAGATGCAATAATGGAAATACAATCTAACAACGAACTAGATACAGAAATAAATAGGCAAAATATTGTTAAGAATACAAGAGATTATGATTTACCTCCTGGATTAATTGCTATTAAATCTATAAGTGTGTTAGATACTGAAGATGATAATAAGTATAAACAAATTAGAAGAATGTCTTCAGACCCATTAGTAACTGAGGATACCAATCCATGAGCTATGATACAAATAGAACCTATGCATTTATACAAGCTGGTAGAAAACTACGTTTATACAAAATAGTTCGTAGTGCTGGTAGAATTATTGACAACCAAGGTAGAGTAAAGGGTGGTTCATTAGATGATATTATTTATCCAGATGAAAATATTACTAATGGATTGCGCATTGAATATACAAAACTAAAAAAAATATTTGTAATACAAGACCCAGAAACAACTGCTGATTCAAGTTTAACAGAAGTTTTAGCGCCTGATGAAAGTACACACGTTAATGTAAATAGAGTGTTGTCATTAGCAATTGTATGTTATGTAAAAGCACAATTAGCTGAGCGTATGGGCAATCTTCAAGAAAAAGAATATTATATGAGAGAATTTTATAAAAAAGTTTCTGATAACGAAGGCAATAAAAATAAGGTCTTTTTTACCAGTACAATTAAAACATTTGCAGTTAAATAATAGGAGAACAAAATGGCTAAAAAGTTAAATGATTATGAAGTACGTGAAAGTGTTTCGCCATACGTAAAAGCAGTAGATGCAACTGGTTCTGATATGGACCCTTGTAGAGCTGTGCATATGAATGGTACAAGTGCTGAAGTAACACTTACAATTGATGATACTGATGTAGGTATTTACCTAGTTCAGGGTAGAACATATCAAATTAGTGCAACAAAATCTAGTTCAACAGACGTTGTATTTTTATATTAGGAGTATTAAATGATTTCAGCAAATCAATATCAAGATTTAGAATTACAACAAAACTCAGATTTTTCAGCTACTATTGAGTTTGATGACACGCATACAATGTCTTCAACAATGAGCTATTCAGCAGTTATTGTTACAGATTATGACCATACTTCATTTACTGGTCCTGAAAAAACTACAGGAACTGATGGCACAGCAAGTGGTAGTGATGTATGGGAATCTGGTACTGTAACAAAAGTACATTTTGACATTGTTGCGGATAGAAGTTCTAATCACGTAATTATAACATTACCAGCAGAAGCTATACAATATTTTGCTGATGATTTTGAAGGATATTGGGATTTAGTAGAAAAAGATAGTGCTGGTGGCGGTGCATATATAAGACAAATACAAGGTGATGTATTAATTTCAAAGGGAGCAGTACAATTAGATATGCAATTTACTGATTCGGTAGAATAATGGCTATTACTGTAAAATTACAATCTAACCCAGTAGTAAAAGCTGATTTACAAAATAATACAGCTACAAAAACTGTAGGAATACAAAATAGTGTTAAAACACAAGAAAGTTTTACTATTGATGCAGCAAAAATACCTGTAAGTTTAGATAATAGTACAGCAACTAATGTTAGAGATGCTTTAAACGATACTGCGACAGCTGGTGCATCGCAAACACTAACTAACAAAACAATTGACGCTGATAACAATACTATTTCTAATTTAGAAGTAGATAATTTTAAAGAAACTGCAATTGTAACGGAAACTGAAGGCTTAGGCTCATCAGATAATGATACAAGTTTACCAACCACAGCGGCGGTAAAAGATTATGTAGATACTCAAGTTACAGCACAAGATTTAGACTTTCAAGCAGATACAGGGGGTGCATTAAATATAGATTTAGATAGCGAAACGCTTATTATTGCTGGTGGTACTGGTATAGATACTACTGGTTCAGGTAATCAAGTTAGTGTAGCAGTAGATAGTACTATAGCAACAAAAGCGTATGTAGATAATCAAGTTGCTGGTGTAAATACTCTTGAAGAATTAACTGATACTAACATTACCCAGCCAAATGATAGTGCATTACTACAATATGATAGCGCTAGTTCTAAATGGATTGATGTAGATGAAATAAGTGGCGGAATATTCATATAGGAGAAAACAATGTCAAATAAAATTAAAATAAAAAGAAATAGTCATACGGATTTTGACTCGTCTACTTTACCATCTGGATTGGTATATGGTGAATTAGCATTTCAAAATAATGATAGTAAACTATTTATAGGAAGAATAACACAAGACTACGCAAGTGATACTTTAGCAGACGCTGGTGCGGTAACAACACATTTACCTTTGCTATCTGATTTAGTAGATGGGGATGGTTTAACAGCAACAATAGCTAGTGGAGCAACTGATAATAGCGTAACATTAAACTTAGATGCTGATTTAACTACTGTAACAAGTATTTTTAATTCTGATTTAAAAATAGGGTCTTCTAACGCTAATAGAATAGAGTTTGACCAAACTAATACAATTAGAAATATAGTCAATAACGAAGTTATTTACGACACCTTAGCAACTGGTATTACATTATTTACTGGAAATAGTCTAACATTTAATCCAGTAGCAGCTGGAACTGAAGCACTAACATCAGATTCAATAACAAGTACTAATACTACCAATACTCTTGGACACGGGGGATTACGATTTACTTCAGGTGCTGAAAGAATGCTTGATTTTACAAATCATCCTACAAACCCAGGGACAATAATGTTTAATGGTTCATCTGGAGATATAGATTTTAGCGTATATAGTGATAGCAATAGACAGATATTCGTAGATGCTAGTGAAGATGAAACAAAGATTAGAAGCTTAGTAGTAGAATCATCTATTGATTTATCAGCAGTTAGTGAAGTAGTAGTAGATAATATTAAAGCTACTGGTGAAGTAAGAACTGGTATAATTGCTGATGTTAATGGTAATAATAGAATTGATATTAATGGTAATACAAAAATATTAACTGATTTAATTATTGGTGAAAATAGTAATTTATCAACTATTGCTTTTGAAGCAAATACCTCTACCACAGATAAGATAGAAAAGAACTCTGTTACTGGAGATATGACAATTCAAAATGGTGTTACTGGGGATGATTTAGAACCAACAAACAATATTGTAATACAAAATACTTTTGATTCAACAAGCGTAGCAGATGGTAACATTGTATTTAAAACATATGATGGTTCAGCACAAACTGCTATGACAATATTAGCAACTGGTAATAAAGTTAAAATCCATGGTAATTTAGAAGTAGATGGAACTACAACACAAATAGATTCTACCACATTAACAGTAGCTGATAAGGATATTGTTATTGCAAGTGGAGCTACAACTTCAGGACAAGCTGATGAAGCTGGTATTATTGTAGGTAGCGATATTGCAAGTATTAAATACGATGATGATGGTACTAAGTGGAAACTAGATAAAAATACAGCAGTTACTGGTACATTTACTGCATCAGGAGCAATTACAGCTTCAGGTGGATTTGCAAATAGCACATTTGATTGTGGTACATTTTAGGAGTTAAATGGCAAATAAGATTAAAATAAAAAGAGGTACTAATCTCTCTAATATAACTACAGCTCCAGAAGCTGGTGAGTTAATCTATAAAACTGATACTAATGAATTATTTGTTGGTGATGGTGCTACTGCAGCTAGTGCCTTAACAGCTATTGGTGGTGGTGGAAATGCAAACACTTTAGATGGATTAGACTCTACACAATTCTTACGTTCAGATGCAAATGATGAAACAAGCGGTGAATTAACTGCTGCTGAATTTATTGGTCCATTAAGAGGTCCAGTAAAGTTTACAGCAAAAGCGAATGTAGCCATTACAAAAGGTGATGCAATATATGTATCTGGTATTAATGGAAATACTCCTACTGTAGATATTGCTGATGCAAATGATAGTAATAAGATGCCTGCGTTTGGTATTGCTCAAGAAACAGTAAGTGCTAATGCAAATATAGAAATTATTACATTTGGTGATTTATCTAATATTAATACATTTTCTTACGAAGAAGGAGATGTGTTATATGTTAGTACAAGTGGTACTACTGGAAATACGCTAACAGCTACTCCTCCTAGTGGAGAATCATCATTAATACAAAACATTGGTAAAGTGCTAAGAAGAGATTCTAGTGTTGGTCGTATTAAAGTAGGTGGTGCTGGTAGAAGTAATGCAACACCAAATCTAAATCAAGATAAAATATTTTTAGGCAATGCAAGTAATCAAGCTGTATCAACTGCATTATCATCTATTGGGTTAAGTAAGTTTAATAACGACTCTGGATTTACTACAAATACTGGAACAGTATCTTTTAATGGCTCTACTGCTAATGGATTATTGACTTATGGTAATAGTACCACAGCAGATGTAGAAACAGATTTAGTATATACTGCAACAGGTTTAGGTATAGGAACTATATCACCAACTGCTAAATTAGTTATTGATGGTGGTGGAGATGCTGATGCTGATGCTGGAGATGCTTCTGAATATTCATTGTTAATTAATCAAGACAACAATGATAAAGGTATAGCATTTGGATTTAATGGTGCTGATAATAAAATTGGTGCAGCTATTATTGCTAAAGGAAGTGGATACGGCTCTAACAATAAAACAGATTTACAGTTTTATGTAAAAGGAACAACTGGAACTACTGCACCTTCAAATGTAATGACTTTACAAGCTGGTGGTAATGTCGGTATAGGAACTGAATCACCTGGAACTAAATTAGAAGTAAAAGCAAATGGAACTACATCACAAGAAATTATCAAAATTAGAAATAGTAGTAATACTGAAATGTTTAGTTTTGGTTTAGATAGTGGTGGAGATGGATATTTAAATTTTAATACTTCACCAGGAACAATTAACACCAATGGTGGGCATTTAGTTTTAAGTCCTGGAGGTTCAGGTAATGTCGGTATAGGAACTGAATCACCTGATGCAAAGTTAGAAGTTACTG